GTGTCGTGTTTTGTGGTGTGGTATTATATGAGTATCAAGTTAAGGAAAGGAAAAAATAAAATGTCGAATTATAAATCTAGAGAATTTTACGAAAAAATGTTTATCGCATATATTGATGAATGCGGGCTTGATTCGAATATGTGGAATTACTGTAAAGCCGGTTTGATTCTTTTCAATATCGCTAAGGGACATAATTTTGAGTGGCCTACTGCGTTCGATGATTTACCTAAGGGTCAAATGTCGGCTATTGTACGGGATACGGTATGGAAGTATTAAATGTCGTAAATATATGTTATTTCGGTTGATAATGGCGATTGACATATAATAACCCCGATAGGAAAAACCTATCGGGGTTAATTGTTATTTGTTGTTACCATGCTGTTGTGAAATGTCCGGCCATGAGTCCGTTAGGTGAGCCGTGTGCGCCTGTGGTTGTGAATGGTTGTATTCCAAAGGTACCGTCTTCGTTTATTTTGAACACTGTTGCTTCGTTTGCGCTGTTAGAAAATTGTAGTGTCCATTTATGTACTGCGTTAGTGTTGTCTGAATCGCCCCATGCCCATTGTGGTAAACCACTTATGCTAGTCCATTCTGCGGCGGTGACACCGCTTAACATTTGAAATGCGTAACTAATTGTTCCGCCGCTTGCGTTGACTGAGAGCATTCCCGCAGCGGGGTTGCTCTCTTTGCGCCATACCCAGTGTTCGTGACGGCCTGTGTATGCACCTGTTAGATAGCGTAGAATATAGTTTTTGATTATTGCGGTGCCTTTTGCGTTAGGGTGTATGTCGTCGTCGTCGAAATTTGCGGATATACCCATATTCCACGTCCACGCCCACGGAATACTTTCTATTCCGGTTTCTATTGCTGCTTGTTCTATTTCGCCCGCGTTGTAGCGCCAATAATCGGATACGGTTTTTTTATCCCATAGTAGTGGTATTGCTATTATTCTTGCGTTAGGGTATTCGTTTTTGCATTGATTGAATAATGCTGTTGCGGCTATTTTTATTTTGCCCGCGTATCCGTCGTTTGAGTTTCTTGAACCACCGATTATAACTAGTGATACTTTTTCGTGCTGATATGTAGTATCCTGTTGCGCTGCTGTAAATTCGGTTTGATATGTCGTGTTTGGGTCGATGTAGCCCGCACCGGCGATTGCGTAGTTTTTGAGTGTCCATCCTAGCGCTGCTGCGGTTTGCACTGCCCATGACCTGTTATCGGTGGGTGATGCGTAGCTATCACCGAACGTTACTATAATGTCATCACCACGCATGTTGAACATTTTGTTTACGGTGATGTATTTGTTTATGTCGGCTATATTGTTTTTTGTGCTTGTGGCGTCATTTACGTCGGTTATACCTAGTGCGGTTAGGTTTGCTTTGTTGCTTTGTGCTGTTTTTGTGGTGGTGTCTATTTTGGTTTTGAGTTGTGTTGCAGTCGTGGTATCGGTTACGCCTAGTGCGGTTAGGTTTGCTTTGTTGCTTTGCGCTGTTTCGGTGTTGTTGTCTATTTTGTTTTTGAGTTGTGTTGCGGTTTCGGTGTCGGTTATGCCTAATGCTGTGAGATTTTTTGTATTGTTTTGTGCTGTTTCGAGCGCTTGCGTGGCTTTACCGCCCGCAGTGTTTGCGTTGGTGTTGATTTTGTATAGGTTATCGTCGATAATGTCCATTGACGCATTGTATTGATCGTTTAGGTTTGCCGCGTCACCGGTTTGATATTTTTCGAGATTGAAGTTGGTTGTATAATCAGTCATGTTAGTTGTCCTTTCGGAGGTTTGTCGGGTGATTTATTTCTTCTTGTACTTTCAGTTGATGTATTACGCGGTCTAGTATACGCATTGCGGCGTTATATCCGTCGCGTAGGTCGGCTAAGTCTCCGGTTTCATAGAGCGGCAAATGATAGAACGGTGTTTCTGACGCCATGATTGTGTACCTTTACTTGGTCGGTGGAATTGGGTAGCCCTCTGCGGTTTTTTTGAGTTTGCTAAGGTCCGTGACGGTGAATATTTCCGTACCGGTGCGGTTTAATATGTGGTTAAGAGTGGTACCAAGTGATTGCGCATTAGTTTCGGTCAGACCTAACGCTTTTATGAATTCGGCTAAACCGGCCGGTAGCACGTTATTGTTCAACGCTAGGTCTGCTTTATCGCTGACGCTTTTTATTGCCGCGTCGATTTTATCCATTGACCCGTTGTATTGGTCAAGTAGATTTGCAGCATTTCCCGCTTCGTACTTTTCTAGTTCATAATTTGTAGTGTTAGCCATGATGTTCCTTTCATGAAAGTGGCGGGTATTTGTCGCCGGTGGTTGGGTTAGTGACACGTGGTGTTGTGTCGTTGAATATGGTGAGATTGCCGATTGCGGATGTTTCGTCCGTTCGGTGCTCAGCTAGTTTGCCGGTGTTGATATCGGCTATTTGCGTGACGCGTGCGCCGTATACCGCTAGTTCGCGGTACAAGTCGCGTAGTGCTGTTTTACTGTCAGTGTATTCGCCTTTTGTGACGTTCCATACTAGCTGTGTGGTTCCTATGTGTTCAATTTGTTCTTGCAGTTGCGCTATGGCTACGCCGTAGTCGTTTATGTGCGCTTCAATGTTTTTTATTCTTGTATCGTAGTCGTTCAATGTTTTGTTTATGTCGGTTACGATTTCGTCAAGATATGCCGTTATGTGGTCGATTTCACACGCGATGTGTTTTATTATTTCCTCTTGACTTTTTGCGTTCCAATAGAACGCGGGTATGGCGGGCGTGTACGGCCATACCGAGAAAAACGGCAGCAGTGGAAACATGTGCATTGTCCTTTCAATAATTGTTTATGTTAATCGTCCATAATGGGCTGAAACATGTTTCAAGATGGTCAAGCAACAATACGTCAATATCGACGTAATCGCCGTTGCGTATGCGATTAACTTTGTCCATGAAATCACCGTTGGCAATCGTCTCGTATTGATTATCTGTTGCGTTGCTTGCGTAGTCCTGGTTTTCAGCCAATTGCGTCGCGGGGAAATCACTGTAGACTGTCCGCATTTTATGCCATATGTCGCTATCACTGAGAATTATATCAGGATTATTGCTTACAAGCGCATAAAGCGGTCGCAACGTCGGCATGATTTCTTGAATAAGACGTAAAAAGTGCCGTCGCCATCTTGACGGTGGCATAACGCCTAACTCCCTGTCATAGAAACGGTTTTCGATTTTCTTGCAGCAGCGCGTGTACTGCGTATCATCATAGGCAACGTCACGCCATGACCATGCGGCATTATCCCAGTCAACACCGCCCGGTACATCGAGCAGTTCGCCAAACGTGTACGTCATCACGCCATGAAAATCGTCGTACGATTCGCATGGCTGATAATGGTTTATGTCATTCTGCATTGTCATCGTCGTTCATTCTTTCAATATCCGTCAAGTAAGCGTAGTTGCGGGAAACGTTGTCTTCGTTCCATACAACCTGTATCGGTTCTTTGAGATATTTTTTAAATCTTGTGTTGAGAATATCGCACGCGGCACGTCGTTCCTCTAATTCACTGAGCGCGCGTAGGTCGGTTGGCTCCCCGTAGTCGTTGATTTCGTCGGCGGTTTGCCGTTCCATTTTCAGCGGCAGATTTTTAATGCCAAGTGCCTGATAGAACGCATTCCAAGTGTTCTGAATATCGTTCTGCAATTCCATGCCGATATATTCGACGTTGGTTTTCAGCACGTTGGCCTTCATGGAATCGGTGAAGCCCGGTGTCGCCATGATAGCCATTTCACCGCCTGAGATTTGCTTGATAACGTTGACGCCCGCCGTCTGCTGTCCGGCTGGAACCTCCAGTATGAACGGCGTTTTCTGATTGAAACGATTCTGCCGTCGCGTCATGTACAAATCCTCGATTTCATGCGCGAAAAATTCAATAGTCGGAATGAGTGGCGTACGTGCGCGGTTAGCGTAAATGAAAACACCATTCGAGTTGTTCACCGGAAAACGCCAACCGTTAATGCCGTAACTATCCCATTTCTTCGGTTTGTAATACACATTGAAATTCGATGTAGTCACCGCTTGCGTGCTGAAAAACACACCCGGCTTGCTATGCGGAAACGCAATTGTGGCGTAGCCGAAATACAATAAATTGTATTCGAGAAACCACGCATCACAGGTTTTCGGCAGATTCAACCACTTAAACCTTGACAGCGCAATATTCAGCATTTGCGAATACGCCATCGAATACGCTTGCGAGTTGAGCGCTTCGGACTGCTGCCACATCGGCGCGCCACGTTCACCCATTTCCGCACGGGTCAACGGCCTTTTATGTGTGCGTTTACGTCCCATACTTTCCCACCTTATAGATTATCGTGCGTGAAGTCACCACCGACTTCCTCGGGTCTGTTCCATATTGTAACACCGGAACTGAAAATATCCCTGATTGTCTGCAAATGCTCGTTTTGCGCGAACGGGCATACCGTCCATATATCAGCGCTCTGCCAATACGTGAAATGCTTGCAAGGCGTCAACGACGGACGGCTGTAAAGTTTGTTGCTTGCGATACCATAGCGCAGCATGTAATCGCCCGCCGCCGCAATCGCGCCATTATCTTCGGTGACTATTTTCACGGTCATGGTATCAAGCCCCGTGGCCTGTCTGAAATTGTCGCCGCCATATGCTCCCACGGGCTGCGCGGCATGGTTGAGCAAGTCACGCCACGCCATGCTGACATTGGAACGTGTGTTTACCATGACGCGTTTAGCATTATCCACACTCTGATTGCGTGACGCCGCCGCGTTAGCATTCGATGTGTTCGCATTGTTGGCCGCAACGCTGCTGTTCGTGGTGTTGCTTGCGTTCGTGTTGTTGGTGTTAAGCGTCGTGGCTTGAATGTTCTGCGTGCCCGCCATTGCAATACTGACGCTGTTCGCCTGACCATTGTATTTTTTCGATGCGAACGCCGCTGCATCATTGTACGCTTGCTTGTAAGCGGCTTCCGCCGCCGTCTTGGATGCGCCGGTGGCGAAACTCGCGCCTGACAAGCCTATGCTTCCGGCTGCGCCTAACCCCGCCGCCACCATTGGTGCCGCCGCGCCGCCGGTCGCCGCCGTTACCGCTATGCCGGTCGCCGCCGTGCCTATCGCACCTATTGCGGCGGTGACGGTACCAATCGCGCTTGCCGTGATTTCCGTGTTCACAAGCTGCGTTGTCAAGTCTAAGCTAGCCGTGTTCATTTCGTCGATTTTGTTGTTAGATGCACTAAGTAGCAAATTTTGCTGTGTTACGTTGTTTTTGTAGATTGCGTTAGACGCATTATTGGAATTGGCCGTGACGGTGGAATTAAGCGCGTTCGTTAGATTCGTGTTAGCGATACTGTTCGCATTGCTTCGGTTAGTGTTGCTCAATGCAACGTTAGCCGAACGTGCGCCGTTTTCGTACGATACAATGGCGTTTTCACGCGCTTGCGCGACCTCTCGATTGTATGCGTCGGCGCGGTGCGCGTCGATTGCGCGTCGTTGCAGCGCGTATGTCGGTATGTCGTGCGATATGAGTGTTTTGAGCACGTCCGCGTTCGGTACGTTAACGGTGATGTTAGCCCCGGTAATGGCGTTAATGCTGATAGCCGTATCGCCGTCGCTCCCGATTCCGTCAAGCCATGCGATTTGACGCAATATCGGATAACTAAGGGATGTGATTGTCTGTACCGAGAGGTGTCCGCAATCCGCTATTTCCACACGGGTTTTATTGCCGATATTATCGGATACTTCCAAGTGTGCGTAGGGTGCAAGATACAGTCGCGTTATTTGCGCGTATTCCCTAGCATATGCGAAATCATCGATAGTTAAATCAATATCGGATAGTTTTGTCCGTGCGCCGCTGACCGTATGCCATTCGACGCCATTCACGATGATAGCGTTACCAAGGTGCAGCATGTTTGCGGTGGCTACGAACACCGCTGTAATCTGCGACATAATATGTGGATAATACGCAAAAAGCACATCGAAATAATCGCCCGAGATTTTGGACGATTCGAGCGCGTACATGGTTACGTTGCTTGCAGTGAGATTATCGACGGTATTATACGATGTGCCCGCGCCGATAACATTTGATGTATCAATGTTTCCGGCACCCCACGAAAAACCCGTCACCGTGTCATCGACGTTACTGTATGTCGGGTCGCTGTCCGTAATGTTCGTACCGCGCATACCACTCATGGTTTGCAATTGTTCAGGCGAAAACGTTGTGGCTAAACAAATGTATCTTGTGCCGTTTTGCAGATTAAACGGCGTGCTTTTCCTGACATTCGACGATGCGTTGCCGAAATCGACATCGGGCAATGTGAAGTCACGGCAGTTCATGCGCGGGTTTTTCAACAATTCTTGCGGTGTCGTTTCCGTCAACGGCGCGTGTCCTCGTGACAACAGCAAACCGTTGATTGTGGTGCTGTTGATATAGTCCGTCCACACGTCACGCATAAGCGTGCATGTTGTCGTGTTCGGCGCTTCCGCACGCACGGAAGTGATGAAAAAATGATAGCGTGTCTGCACATCGGCTTTTTGATACGGCGTATTGATAATGTCATGCGAAAAATCAACGACAATGTAATTATACTGTTGCGCCGTCATGTAAGGCACGGGCAATTTTATGCCGTCCGCGTCGGCGCGTGCGATATACATGTTAGTTGTCAGCTTGACGGTTTCGCCGTCCAATTTGTCAAACCATGTGTCGCGTGCGGTGTCATCTGAGAATTTCACGACATCGTGGTAATCATCGAACCAATTAACATGACAAAGTTTAATTACAGTGTTTGGTGTCCAAACATTGTAATCGAAAACGTTACGGTATTGTCCGTACACGTGCGTATCCGTGTCGGGAAACGCCGTTGCGTTTTGCAGATGTGGAAAGTCCATTTCGCACCCTTTCCTATATACGAAAAAATGAGTGGTGTTTCATGTGAAACACCACTCATTTATATCATAAATGATTCAGACTATTCGACGGTGAACGTGCATGTTGCGGAATGTTCCGTGGTCTCGCCGTTCGGATTGACATACGTGGCGGTGCCCGTCACGGTAATGACGTCACCGGCCACAAGCCCGTCACGCTGGACATGCAAGCGCGCTTGGTCATCCACGTACGTGTTGACGTTGAGGTCGAACGCCGCACCATGCGCGTCTTTACCGCTTGCGGCATGATTCGCCGCGACCTCGTACGTCGCCGCGTCCGGTGCCACCTGAATGGCGGTGCCGGTCGGCGTGACGGTGGCGGTGAGCTTGGGCGTGAGCTGCATCAAGTCGCCCGCCTTGACGTTGCCCGTAGTCGGTGTCAGGGTAAAGCCAGTCACGGTCTGGGTCACAACCTTGATGGAAGTGCCCGTATCGGTGGTGAACAACGCGCACGGGGTGAACGGCGACACGCCATAGATGCCCCAGTGATTGAGGTACAGCGTGTTCGAAACCGTCTGCGGGTTGTAGAACTGCGTGGTGCCGTACATGGTGTCTCGTACCTGATACCAATCGGTTGATACGAGCAACGCCACCGCGCCGTCAATGCCAAGGCTCGGCACCTGAATGATACGATACGGCACGTCGGCCTTATCCAGTTGGAACACTGCCGACAACGCGTCAACGTCGAGCGACGCAAGATATTCCGGCTCAATCAACAACACCATTTGCTGGGGGTTGGCGTACGCCGGAATGTCGGATACGTTCAACGCATTATACTGCGTGGACGGGAACTGCATGCGCCCAGCGGTCGCACGCAACGCCTTTAGCAGCGTCTTAGCGGTGGTTTCGTCGCTCGGCACCGCGTCAAGATGCACCTTGCAGAAACCAAGATTCTGCTCGTAATGGCGAATCAGCGCAAGCATGATGTTCATTTCGTCGTAATTATCGCTGTTGCGTGGCGTTTCCATAATCTGCGCGACGAAACGGTTCAGGCCGAAATCATCTACGAAAGCCTGTCGCAATTCATCGTCAGTCCACGAAATCGGATATTGGTCCTTGCGGTTCATTTCGTAGAACCACACCGCCGCTTCGGGTCGGTGCATTTTCAGCAAATCTTCCGCGTCATCCTTGTAGCCGTGCGCCTTAATCCACTTGACTGCGATTTCCTGTACAGTCGAACCCCAGTACAAGTTTTCTTTCTTGAAAATCGACAACGGGTTTTCAAACGGTTCGTTCTGCGCCATTACGGTAAGCCCGATACGATTGACCATGCTCCAAACACAGTCGTTGAGATACTGCCGATTCATCGGGTCGAACAAGTACCGCATGGTGTTGGCCACGCCGGTCTGCGTCGCGCTCGGAATACGCTGCTGATAATCATCCGTGCCCTTAAGTCGCACCTTATCCAAAATTGTCGCGTTATCTACTGCCATGATTCATCCTTTCAGAGCGTGTAATCGAGATTTTCCAAGTCCTCTGCCGCAGCCTGTACGATTGCTTCCGCCACGTCATCGTCGTTTTCCTTGACGGTTGCACCGTTTTCAACCATCTGCGCAACGGAGTCGGTGAAATTGTCGTAGATACCGTCGATTCGTTCGCCGATTGCGTCCGTACGGTCACTGATTGCGCTCACTTTGTCCAGCACGTCGCGCAGCATGTCGCGCAAGTCATCGAACTCGCCCGCACGGTGCGCTTCGTTTTCCGTAAGGTCATCACGTTCGGCGGTGTCCCTTTCCTCGGAAGTTTCGTCATCCATTATTTTTTCCTTTCATATATGAAAAAAAGTCGTACCGGCGAACGAATACCGAACCGGCACGACTTAAGAATAGCATACTTGCAACATGATTCACAACGACGGACGGCACGCTTTTCCCTCACGGCCATATCATTGGCGGAGTCAACCGTGGTCATCAATGATAATGTTTTATCGCCCTCGCTACGACACCTTGCGTATGCCGTGTTTATTTTACACCGAAATTTCTAAGCATTTCACTCACGGCGTGTTGTGTTTCCACCATATCATAGCGCAAATACCCTAACGCGTAATATGACGTGAGATTACGAATCAAATCTTTCGCCATGTTCGCGGTAAGATAGTTCAATTTGTTGTCATCCCTTGTGATTGCGAAATACGGAACATGCGTACCGGCATCGTATTTCGAAGATACGAAGACGTATCCACAGCGCAAATCAACATACACGCCGTATTCATGGCGCAACCAACGGAAAACATACGTAAGTCGCGAATGACCATGCGGTTTTTCAATGAAATCAGTGTCACGCCGTTTGAACCTGTTTTTTGCGGTCATGTCATCGTTGTTCTTCAACATGCGCCCTGACACCGTATTCTTCGTTTTCTGTTCGGCGTACGCGTCATCCTGCACACAGTCGAACAGACATGTTTTCCCGCCCAGCCATTGCAACCCGAACTCGGGTTCCAACGGCACGTCATAATGCTGAAAATACGGGTTGAACGCGTCGCAAGCGTTACCGAGCAGAAATATTCTTGGTTTTCGCAGTTCCGTATCGTCGGCACGTTCGCGCGTGACGGTATCCACAAGTTTCGCCAATTGTTCGAACTCGTTTTTCAGATATGTGTGGTACCTATCGTCGTTATCAATGATGATTTCGTCCATGCAAATGTTGCGCACGTTAACGTAAGTGCTTTTCTTTTTCTGCTGCTGTAACGATAAAGGTATAAAATATCCGATTGTTTTCCATTCGTTTTCTTTCTTACCGGTTTTCTTTTTACGAATCTCGGCGATTTTATTGGTTGTCCGAAATTCATATTCAGGAAAAATATCATCTTGTATAATACGACTGAAATAATTTGCCGCGACGTCGTTGTTTTCCTCACGAAAACGTGTCACTTCAACAAAGCAGTATCCGTTTTTTAGATAATCCTCTATCATGTATTTTCGTACGCCGTATGTCTTACCTAACCCACGTGCGCCGATAATCATGTTCACGTCTGCATTTCGCGGCAATATTAGTGTCTTAAGCCGTTCATAATAATATTTCGCCATCAATACTCACAATCATAGGTTTACCGTCCCGCACGATAAGTTCGCGCGGTGTTGTTTCCACATTTCGATTATACGTGCTCAGCGTGTAAGATATATTCTCGCCGTTCGCCTGTTTGTCTGATTCACCCAGCCATCTACCGGACGGATACAATGCTATCGCTTCCGGCGCGTCAACATGATAAGTCGTGCCCCGATAATCGGTGACGGTACCGACATACCTATCCCACACATGCGGGCGGTTGCGTTGCAACGTGTGGCAAATCTCATAATCGACTAACACATCATATCCAAGCGCCAACCGTATCGTTTCCGCGAAACCATGCCCGGCGCGGATAATTTCGCCAACGAAATCCTCAATGGTATACATGCCATCGGGTCTCGGTAGCCCGGCGCAAGTGACATGCACGCAACCGGCCATATCCAAACTGACGCGCGCCTTGTTCCACAATTCCACATGTTCGGCGTAACGAGTCGTGCCCCCGCAATCCTCTACTTCAAACTTTCCGATATGTTCCAGCGTTGACGCCATATCGGCAGCGGTGGTTCGGACACGCCGCATGGTGCGGTTTATCGCGTTTTCTATCGCCATATGCAGCGGATTGAGCGCTTGCAACAATTCCGTGTCGGTTACATCATAATCGCAGCTGATTTTCAAGCTATCGGTATCACCACCCGTAACCGTAACGCGATTACCAAAATGCCGATGTATCAGCATCATGGCTATCAATAGGTGCATTCGACTACCCGCCACGATTCGCATACCGTACGTGTATAGCACGCGTGGCGTTTTCGGACGTTTTTTCGCGAAATTCTCGGGAGTGCAAACCGTGGCTTTATCTACTTCAAGCTCACCGGTTTCCGTCACGCGGTAATCGGCTTTCATGACGTCTTGCGCCTGAGTGCCGTAAATTCCATTAAATTGGCCTTTAACGGTGCTTCCATAGTATGATTGCAAAAATTTCATACTCAACGTACCCGACTTAGCATCATGCGCGATCCCCTCGGGAATAGAATCGGGTATTTCATCCACGTACGCCGCGCCCTCATGATAACGTTTAATCAGATTTTTCACGTCGGTTTTTCGCGCAAAAAGCATGTTGGATTGCAAGGTCACGTAATCAGGCGGAACAATCGTCTTAGTGGTGGCTTCACCGTACAATACATACATTTCGTCAAAATTGTACACTTGCGCCACGTTCCACAATTCAATTTCGTTGACATGCAATATACATTCGTCCGCGCGATACAATTTGCCGAAAGCGTATGTCGGGTTAATGGCGCTATCGACGAAACCATGCGCCCTGATACTGTTTTCCTGTGTTTTCGCACGTTCGTTGTTGCTGTAATCGGTATCCGCTTGCAACGTTTTGACAAACTTGGAACGTGGGCATATTGCAATTCCCCAATCGTCGAAACATGTGTTTTCGCGCAATCTGAGATTTGTGAATCTCACCGCTACATGTACCCCCGTAAGAAACGGGTCATCATAATTCGCCAACACGTCTTCAAGCGACGTATTAATAATGCGTTCGCACGCGATTTGCAAAATATCCGTAGGCGTTGTAGCAAATTTCACCGGCAAACGTCGCCCATTGATGAAAGCGTGATGCATTGACGTAACATCCAAGGACGCGACGTTATCCACGACAACGCTAGCGGTTTTCGCGCTTGTAAACGTCAATCCGCCCCGGAAACATGCCTTTCGCAGCGCATACGATTCGTAATCCCTCGGGAATTCCTGATTACACGTCATCTCGAAAGCGCGTTGCAATGTGATTTTCTTACCGCCTTGCAGCGTGACGCGCCGTCCGCCAATTTCACGTCGTGCCATCTGCCGCACAAGCGACGTCTTGGTGAGCACGCGGCAACCCAGCATGTCAGACGTGAGCCAATGATTCGCACGTAAAAGCCACTGAAGATATTGAGGGATAACCTGTACATCACGACGTGCGTAAAACAATTCCTCTTCGGTTAGTGGCGTTTCAGGCGTGCGCACAAGCGAGTAATCCCAATCGCCTACCGCTTTCGGCAATCCACATGTCTCGCCCATGGCGCGCAATCCGCCCATTTCGAGATAGAACGTGTCCCAAAACCGGCACACTACGTCATCGCCTACACGCAAATCAAGCGTGTACACGCTTGTAGCTGTCTGAGCGTTGACTTCAATCGCACACGACTGCGCCAATTCCAGCATGAGAGTCTGCAAGTCGAACATGAGATTATATGCCGCGATTATCGGAACATAACCGTGTGTACGCCCGTATTCGATAAGATTGTCAATGTATGTCAGCGCTTCGGACGTGTGGCGGTAAAAACGAACATCGTCCGTATCGGGCGTGTACGATTCCAGTGGCGTATTACGCAAATCGTTGAAAATGTATAGTATCGGATATGCGCGTGTTTCGGCACCCTCACCAATATTCGTTGTTTCGGTGTCGAATATCGCCGCTACCTTAAATGTCTTGCGTTCTTTCATCGTACTACGTCAGGTGAAACCGCTAGTAGCCATATCGGGCTTCCGCCGTCAACGTCCGTATAATCCTCTAATTCGCCTGTATGTGTTTTCATACGTTCGGCATATTGCAACGCTTTTTCGTTTCGTTCCATGATAGTGTCAAAAAGTTCGCTTAACGAATCAGCGTCATACGCTTTCATGATGGCTTCTAGTCGTTTGTTTGGCGGAACGTTCGACTTCTGCCATATGTTTTGTGTGTATCGCCAAAACACCTTGACTTTTTCACGGCCAAGGTCGCCAAGAGCGCTCGGCATTCCCTTAGATGCCATACGCATTTCCTCGCGAAAAATGTTGAACGAACGTGCGCGCTCCCTCGCACGCCCTTTGCCGCCGCGCACCTCGCTCACCTGTTGCACAAGTCTATCGGCGGTTTCGTTCGCACGCTGATACAATTCATTCCTCATGCCGCTATTACGGACGCGGCCTACATACGTGTGTTTCAACTGCGTTTCGAGTCGTTGGATGTAAGCGCGTCGTGCGTTCGCCTCGCTCTCGGGCATATTGTCGGTAATGCTTTTTTTCAGACTGCTTATCGCACGCTTAACGCGCTTGCGTTTCGCGGTCAACAGGTCTGCTTGTTTATGCGCTCTAGGCATGGTCACCACCTTATAAAAAAAGTGCCATAACATGTATGGCACTTTTTGTTTCATTCCGAACTACTTGATTTCAAGCGATTTCGTGGAACGTCCACCGCCCAGTGAGGTCTGCTTGACCGCAACGGTGATACCGTCCGGCGCGTTGAAATCGGGGAACATATCGTAGATGTCCAACACACTGCGGTAGATTCCCTGTGACTGACTGAAATACGTGTTGCCGTCCTTTGCGAAAAGATAGACGTTCGCGCATTTCTGTCCAGTCTGAGAACGCACGCCCGGCGCGATGTAGGCACCGACAACCGTCAACGGTTCCGCGCCGCGTCCATTCAACGACAACGCGCTATTACGTGCGTTGACAATCGCGCGCTTGCCCTCAAACGTGCTGTTATCCATCGTACAAATGTAACGATAGGTGTCAGCTGTGTTCTGTGCGGTTTCATTCACGGTGGTGTCGTTCATCTGTTCGTTTTCCTCGTTCATTTCAATTCCTTTCAGAATTCAATATCGTTGTCGTTGTCGTTGTCGTTGTCGTTGTCGGTGCCGGTTACGTCAGTCGCGACACGTTCGGCATGTTCGATGAACGTTTCAACATCCATGACGTACACAGTCTTATCAACTGTGATATCGTCAACCAATACATTAACGATACCGGCGTCCATAAGCACCTTGACGGCCATTTCAACGTTACGGACGTTTCCGGTGGTATGGAACGTCTGTACAACACCGTCCCTATCATAATAGCTTATGGTGCTGTCCGCGATTACCTTACGAATCTTTCGCATGTTTATTATCCTTTGTATCTATTTTTCTGTCAACCATTTTTGGCGACATAAATATTTATAGCACAAAAATCGGCGTGCGCAAAAAGCAACACGCCGATTATTGATAATGATTCTCAATAACGCAAAATCTGACCCGGATAAATCAAACTCGGATTAGACAAGCCATTAAGCTCGGCAACCCTCGCCCAATCACCGCCGAAAATCGACCACAAAGACTCACCGGACACAACCACATGCGTACGCGTCGTATCCGGCTGCGCAACCGTGCCACCGCCGTAACACACGGTTTCACCCGGATAAATAACGGACGGATTCCCGGACGCGTATCCATGCCACGACTGCCACGGCAACAGTCCAGTACGCGCGGCGATAGCCGACAATGTGTCACCGGACGCGACAACCACGCAAGCCGACTGCGACACATTCCCACCGGCATCCGTTTCCGGTGTAGACACATTCGCGCCGTCGCCACGCGCGTATGCATCCCACTGCCATCGTTCGCCCCTGAAATAATTCAAGTCCAATCGTCCGGCATATCCCGACACATAACCGTTCGACGTGTACTGCCGCATGGCTTCACCATACGCACCATACAACCACGGCGTTTCCTGATAGCCGGTTACGTTCATAGACGCGTACTGTGCAACCCACACCCCGCAATGCTCACGCACAAACGATGTAAGCTGACCCAACGCGGATGCCTGAACATAGACAATCGGCCACACCTGCGTACGGTCATGCACATGTCGCACCCACGTTTCAATCCACGAGCCATTACCAAACTGCGGGTTATCCTGAGATTCCCAGTCCAAAACAAGCACCGCATTCCCAACATAACCGCGCACGTTATCTACAAAAAAGTCAGCTTCCGCGTTCGCGTCATGCCCCATTGCGTAATGGTACACGCCGATACTTTTGCCGCTATTCGTTGCGCGCCCGAGCTGATAGTTCGCCGCCTGATTCACACCGTTGGTTAGACACATGTTGTTGAAACCGCCAACACCCCATGTGGCACCCGCTACAACGAAATCAGCGTCCAACGTATACGTATCAATGTCACACTGCCAATTGCTCACATCCACCCCGCGCATATCCGCACTTGCAGATGGCACAAAAAGCAAGGATAACGCGCATACGCACGCCAACACGCTACGCCATATTCGCATCATCACCATCCTCCCTATCATGCTTAAGCAATGCAATAAGTTCCTCAGTCAGCACATTATTCTTAGTCATCAAATCATTAAAATCGCTAAACGTCGTGGCGATAAACCATGCCATACCACAACACGCGACAATCGGAAAACCCACGCTTCCAATAACGGTCACAATCGAACTAATATCCATCAAAAACACCTCACAAATAAAAAAAGGTCATGACACATCGAACGACATGCCATGACCCAATATACCACAATCGCGTGGCCTATCCGGGAATTGAACCCGGCACGCACATCTTATAAGGATGCCGCTCTAACCGCTGAGCTAATAGGCCATCACATCACCCCTCCCACGCTCCCCGCCGCATCAAATCAACCATATCACGACAATGCGCAAACACATAATCGGACACGTACGAATCACATTTAAACCACTTCGCACTCATGTCAACCGTCTTAACACGACGCTTACCACGACACCTGTGCGCTTTAATGAAATCGCAAGCATTACGTTTGCAAAACATGGTCAATCCCTCTCTACCAAAGGCGTATTAGCCAATGCAATAGCATCACTGAGCATCTGTGCACAATCATTCATATTATATGTACGTAAAGACACTGCGTCCTTTAATCCATCCGGCGTATAAAAACTAATATTACACCGCAATTCATACACGTTACGAAATGAACATGAACAATACCACAGCTCAATATCGCCATCTTCAAACGAAGAATAAAACGTGGCAATTTTCTTATCGTTCTTAATCATTACAAAAACCCCTTTCGTAATCATCGATTGATACGATATCCCAAACATACCGCACCCGGAACGTAAAACACGCCATCGGCCAGTACATCCCTAAGCCCGTATGCATCAATGCAATCAACAAACCGAGTTTCGATTAAACAATCGGACGCAATATCAACAAAATACACGAACACATCGTAAATACTATTCACGTTAAAATCAATCGAATTAGACAATGCTTCAATATTCATGAAACTCATTTTTATCGCTCCTATTTTCAATAGTGTTTATACTATCACTCTTCAATATACCACACCGCAAAACACGAAAT